AAGCGGGCGTCTTTGACCAGATATAGAGACCTTGAGTCATTTAGACTTTCCTCGGAAAGATCGGAGCCATGTTCACGCGCGGACGCCACGCCGGCAGGAGCGAAAGTTGCTGCGGCTGCAAGGAGGCGAGGACGGATTCCAAATAACCGTCATCGCCTCCCGCGGCCTGCCCAGCCTGCGGGGACTGGGCGGGGGAACCTGGGAATGATCCCGTTCCGCCAGCCGTATAAGTCGGCGCCTGTGGAACTTGTTGAGGCCATGTGGGCTGCGGTTGCGCTTTACCCATGCCGTTCGCCCCGAAAGGGGCCGTCAGGATTGGCCGCAGCCGTCCTGACACCTCCTTCAACTTTCTGTCGCCACAGGTCCAGGAATTGACGGCCGGTCACATTATCGACATTACCGAACTGCGATCGCATATCCGAAGGAATGTTTCCCCAAATGGCTTGCTTGGCCCATCCTTCGCCTTTGTGACGGCCCTCTGCCGTGCCGGCCATGTTCTGCCAAGCGGGTGCATCCGGATTTGCGTTCTGCGCCGTGAAGCCGCCGACTCCTTGCTGATGCGCGAAGTAAAGTTCGGCAGCCGTGGGAGGCCGTCCTAGTTGCTTCTCAAGCTGGTTTGATCTATCTTTAAGAAGTGCCAGCCCCGCCTCAAGACTATCGCCGCCATATTTCGCGCGTTCATCAGGCCCCATTTGCAAGAGGCCCGTGTAAGTGCCGCTTGGCGTCGCCTCGTTTGGATTGCCGCCGCTTTCGATCTGAATAATGCGCGGGAGGGCCGCGGCGATATCGTCGCTCAGACCGGCGTCATGTGCAGCGCTTTTGATTTGATCGAGAAAGGAAGGATCGAATTCCATGTGGGCAACGCTCCAATTGTTGATTATATTCGCCGTGATGGGCAGCAACATCCATTGGCAATGGACGCCTAATAAATATCTGGCAGCATTGGTTGGAACGGGTGTCGCTTGGCTCGTAACGAAACTTCTATCGAAGCCGCAAACTCCCGAGGATGCCGCTTCTTAGTAATTGCAGCATATTGTTCTGTTGGTTCAATGGCATGGCCGCTTGATTACCGAGATAGCCTTGGACGGGTCGCGACATCAAAGCCCGACCCGCCATTCCGGGCGCCAACATTCCGGGGAGCGCACCAGCAAGGCCGCCAGCCGTATGCCCTGCCAATCCGCCCAAGGTCTGCATGAATACCCGCGGCCCGGTGCCAGATTGCGGGAGCGGCTTCATGATGGCCTCGCCGGCTCTGGCGAGGTCCGCCAAATCGCCCTGGCCTCGCGCATAGGCTCTGCGGTTTTGGCCAACGGTAGCTGTTCTCAATTGAGAAGGCGATATCAATCCCTCTGCCGTCGCCGCTCCAGGTCCAGTCGCCGCCTTTTCCAGAACCAGCAGATTGCGATATTGATCGCGGGCCGTGCGCCAGGCCGCTACGTCGGCCATATTGCCAGAGCGGTTAATGCTGCGCTCCATTGCATCATGCAGGCTTTCGCGAATATCGCGTAGGGCGCCGCTCAATTGAGGGTCTGCCGCGGCACCGCGAGCTTGCCTCGCCAGTCTGGAAGACAGGGCGTTGAATTGCTGCCCCGTGATGTTGCTGCCCATGCCGCGGATGTCAGTGATTGTGTCGGCGACCACCGGTGCGCGTTGGCTGGGACTTACAAGGCCGTTATAGTCGCGTTCGGCGGCTCCCAGATCGGTTCCCAATTGTCGGTCCACATTCAATGTATTGCGAGTCGCAAGTGTATCGAACTGATTGCCGATGCGCGTGAAGGCCTGATCGATCACCGCGGGCGTCGCTCTGTTGGCAGTCTCGCCTGCACGTGCCAGCGCTGCCGCCGTGAACTGTTCGCCCTGACGGGCCTGCACAGCTGCGGCCCGGCCGCCGGCCCCAGGCATGTCTCCGAGCGCGCTTTCTGCCCATTGCAGCGGTCGGCTTCCAGTCGCCTGTCCGGCCGTAAGATCGACGCCCTCCTGTCTGAGCGTATTGGCAAGAGCCGTCCTTTCAGCAGATGCTGGCAATGGAGTGACGGCGCGAGCAGCCGCAGGGGCGGCAAATCTTGCCGCCCCAAGGCCACCAGCCAATCGCGCCCAAGGCTCTGCTTCCGTTCCTTTTGTGAGTTGGCTAGCCGTTTCAGCGCCCGCGGCAGGAATCGCCACGCGATTTGCTAGCCTCGCAGCTAGGCTCTCGGGGCCGCCGAGAACGGCAGGTAGGAACTCGCCGGCCGTCTGTGCATATTCGCCGGCCGTCGTCTTGGGCTGATAGAGCTGGCCCGTAAGGCTTTCAAGCCGCTGCGTCAAGTCTCCGGAACCAGGTAGAAACTGCGCATTGGGATTATTTGCCCGCTGAAGACCAAGCCGATCGAAAGAAGCCTGAATGAGCCGCATGGCATCACCCGGAAGACCGGCGAGGCCGACGCCGCCCTTGACGACGCCAATGCCTGCGGACTTCGCAATGTCAGCCGTGATTTCCCCACCGGAAGGTGTAGGCGCAGCGCGAAATTCGGCCCATGGATCGCTCGCAGGCGCGCGAAAATCAGCCCATTCATCAGCCATCAGGGCACGACTCCAGGCGAACCATCGGGAAGAACGATCTTCGTGCCCTTCGGTAGTTTACGAGCTTCAGCCGGCGAGGCAACGCGGACTGGCCCCGTGTCGGCCGATGAAGCCGCTTGTCTAGCGGCGAATGTGCCCCCGGCGATTCGTCCCATGATGTTTTGTTCTTTTGGACCAAAGAGTGAAAGCGGATCAGTCGGGCCGCCGTACGCGCGATCCTTCGCCAAAGCCACATTCTCAACGCGCCCCATCATGAGGGATCTTGCTTCATCGAGCGCCGCCCTGATTTTCGTCGGGCCATTGTTAAAATCCAGCTTATCCAGCCAATATTGTTTCGAGGACTCAGCTCCGCCCCTGCCAGAAAGCAAGCGCTCCAGTTCTCCGGAAATACCTTTCTTCACGATGTCCCAATGCCCCTTCGCGTCCTGAAAAGCCTGATCACCCATTTGATCCCGAACGTAGCTTTTCGCTGGATTAAGAACGTTTAGAGTATCGGTCGGCGCAAGTGCTCCTTTTTCCAGAGCGCCTAATTGATCATAGGCGTCCCCGAGGTGCTTAACGACGGTGCCCGCGGACTGAAGCTGACCGCCATAAGCCGCGGGATTTTTGGTATCTCCCATCCCTTGCGCAAAGGTCTTGCGCTCCAGAAGCTGCGTTTCATCGAAATTAGGATCGATGATATGCGCGTAATCCATCAGGATCGAGCGCGCCTGAGAGTTTCGCCCCAGATTTGTTGGGATCGCACCAGATTTAAGAATGCTTGAGACGTAGTTCCGCCAGCCGGCCGGAATTTCGTTAAGCAATTGATCTTGCGTCGCACCACCCGCACGAAGCGTATTGATTTTCGCTGCAAGCTGGTCCGGATTGGGCGCCCCGCCGCCGGAGGCGCCGGGAATGGGAAGCGGCGTCAACGTACCTCTGTTCTCATTATATTCGGCAAAGCTTTTCGCGCCTGTAAGCGGGTCGGTACCCGTTTCCTGTAATTTCTTCTTCGGCTGAATTTGCTGAGCAATCCAAAGTTCCTGCGCTTTCGGACTTTGAGCAATGACCGCTGCTTGGGCAGGATCGCCGCCAGCTTTGACAATTTGTTGAAATATGGCCTGCTGCTGCCGCATCTGCTGACCATATGGATCTGTGCGCTGGCCTGACATCAAACCGCCTAACAGATTTCCGAGCGCCCCTGCTGGCGATCCAGAGCTGAGCGCACCAAACACACCAGCGCCAAGCCGATCGCCAACGCCGCCGGCAAACTTTCCGAGGCCGCCGATAAGATTGCCCAGATCGGGGCCGGATGAAGATTGTTGCGGCATGCCTGCCGGAGCACCCTGCGGAGCGGCTTGCGGCGCGCCCGCTTGTTCATCAACCGGTGTATAGGGAATGCGCGGTCCCGTCGCCGCTCCCATGGCTCCAGGAGGGGTCCATCCTTGCGGCGCGCCCCCGCCGCCCTGTTGACCGGGGCGCAGTTCATCCATCAGGCGATTATAAAAGGCAAGAATGCCGTTATTGTCGCCGCCATTATATGCAGAGAAGGCGTCATCAAGGATGCCCATTACAGTAGCGCCATTGCTGCCAGTTCATCGCCGCCCGCGCCAGCGGCCGCACCGCCGCCCGCGCCAGCCCCGCCGCCCATACTGAACATGCTCCCCATACCGCCACCACCACCACCACCGCCGAATAGCTTGCCGATACCGCCCGCAATCGTCGCGAACTGCTGAGCGCCGGACATTTGCTGCGTGCCACTCGCCGTTGAGTTGGATTGCCCACCAAGACCTGCGATCGGAACGAGGAGCTGTGCGAGTTGACCTATGTTCGAAATGGGAAGCCCGCGTCTCTGTGCCTCGATCAGGAGCTGATGCACCGGCCCATAGTTCCCCGCTTGCAATGCCTGGACAGCGGCGTCTATTCCAACGCCTTGATTACCGAGGCCGGTCTGATTCATTTGACCGAGGATGCCGGCCGTGGTGTTGCCCGCGTTATAGAGATTTCCTGCCGCGTTGAGACCTTGCGTCTGGGCATTGAGCAGCGTCGGTGCTTCGCCCTGCGCGATGCCACGCGCGAGCGCTTGCTGATTTATCCCTGAAAGATCGCGGCCGGCACCTGCAAACTGCGAATTGATCGAATTGCTCGTGTCATTCCGGATCGTATCGAGCATCGCTCGAAGCGCCGGATTCTGCGATGGATCGCCGATGTTCTGCGCCCACGGCGCAAGCTGGTTCTGATAGGTCGAGAGCGCATTCGAGACGTTCCCGGCCTGCGCATTGGCCCCGCCGCCGTTGAGCAGATTGGACGCATAGCCGGCGATCTGGCCCGCATATGGATTGCCGCCCGCGGCATTGGCCGACAACTGGTTGAAAGCATTGGTCTCAGTCGGCGTTATCCCCGTATTACCCATCTGGCCTTGAATCTGGCTGATGATATCTTGGAGACCGCCCTGCGTCGGTGCCCAGGGCTGGGTGGTCGTCTGTTGTTGCTGCTGGGAAGAGGATTGACCGCCCATTGTTTCACCTATTGAAGAATCTGCTCAAAAGCGATTGAAGTTGCGGATTCTGGCTCAAAAACATTTGAAGTTGCGGAGTGCCGAACGTTGCTGGCTGCTGGGCCGGCGGAGACAATTGGCTAAGCAACGAACTTCCCATCATCCCCGGCATTCCGATGCCAGCCGGAGGATTTGGAGGAGATGAAATTTGACCGCCGAACAATGGACTGCCGGACATTCCCGACATTCCGACATCGGCGGGGGGATTAGGAGGGGGCGAAACCGCGCCGCCGAGCAGCGGCGTTCCCGATGCGCCTAAGCCAGCCGGAGGATAGGGATTAGGAGGAGGCGAGACTGAACCGCCAAGCAGCGGGCCACTAGTTCCCGGCATTCCTAAACCAGCGGACAGATTTGGCGGCAGGCCACCGGCTAGCCATGGCTGAGAGGTTATCGAGGAGGGCTGGCCGGAGGATTCGCCGCCCATTGCCTTAGAACTTCTTCAGAGTTTCAGCGAGACGCGCGCGCTTGCCGAGAATGCCGCCGGAGCTGGCGGCCTTCGATAAGGTCTTGGTTGGGATTTTCTTGCCCTGCGGAACGCCGAGTTCCTTATGGAGCGCGCCCGGATGTTTGATGGCACCCTTGATCCAATTCTTTGCCATTGCCGAGTTCCTTTTCCAGAACGAGTGCTTTTGTCCGATAGTCTTTGAGGATTCTTGACCAGCCCGGGCGGCCAAGAATGCGAGATATCGTGCAGCCTTCGGCGATGAAGTGATCTTCAAGGCCCGATCGCAGATGACCAAACTTTTCCCATCCGGATCCCGCATGAGCGACAATCGTGCCGATCTTGCTGCCGTTTTCTTCCGTTAGTTGGGTAACGGCTGCGGCGACGATCTTCTGTCCGTCCCAGGCGATCCAAAGCAGCATTGAGCCGGAGAGCACCTTCGCCTCGACGGTAGCGAAGTCAGTGAGGCCCATTGCTAGGGCGGCCCGGATTAGGTCCGCGGCATGGGGCCAGATTTGCGGAACGAGACTCGGAGAAACGCAATAGCCTTCGATATCAGACAAGGCTCACGGTCTTTGTCACGCCATTGATACGTATTTTCAGACCGGTATTCGTATTGCTTTCGAGCCATATATCTCCATCGACAGGAGACGTTGGAGGACCGCCCACGGCAAGACGAATCGACGACTTAGCAGAAGTAGCCGCCCCCACATTGGTTATCGTGGAAACAGACACCGAGGTGCCGAGCGCAGAAAGCGCGGAGATGGCTAGGTTCTGGCCAAGCAGATTGACCAATGTAACCGTTCCGGTGCCATCGAGCAAAAATCCATTAGTCTTGATGGCCGCGGTTCCGAAAGCCGCATTGCTGAAATCAATTCCGAATGGGGCAGTGATGGCGCCCCCAGCATTGCCGGTTTCGATCAGCGACCCCTGGTATGGTTGCGCCAGGCCGGCATTGTTGAACCGGATGACTCTCGAATAAATGCCGCCAGCACCAAGACTGTCAAAATTGATACCCAAGACATTATTGTTGCCAGCCGCTCCAGTCGTGCCGCCGGCATTGACCGCAAGGCCCCATGCCTGTTGGCCTGAAATGCCGTTCGCAACACCAAAATCCAGCTCCACGGTCTGAGCAAAAGCGCCCGCTGCGCCAGTGTAACCGACAAAGTTGCCGCCCCATGCGCGAGAACTGGCGCCGAGTGCTCGGGCCTGGCCGAATATTGCAACTGTATTGCGTGTTCCGGTATTATCCGCCCATGATGAAATCTGGAAGATGTTCCCAGAACCGCTATCGGCATAACTGCCGCCGACCGCAATCGTCTGGGTAACTGGAGTTGTTTGCGTAGGAGGCGCGGCAGGATCAGCGCCTTTGGCAGAGATTAGGACTTGTTCCTTAAGAATTGCATATTGATTGACCAGATTGGAGAGCTTGACTTTATCAAGCATATCACCAGGCGTTGCATAAATGGCCGGAAGCTGCACCGTCATGGGCGTCCACCGCTGCCTGTCAGATGAGGCTCAATGCCTTTGGCGAAGGTCCATGCAGTGCCGGCCGGAATGCGCAGGCGCGCCCTCACGAACCGCGTGTCGCGACGAATATTAACGACTCCGTACGAATCGACGTTCTTTTCTGAAGAGACCGTCGGATTATCGCTTTGCTTCGCCCGATAGACGATTGTCCCCGTCGAGTTCGGTGCGTCTGTGATCGGCCGGAAGCCACGCACGAAAATGCCACCTGGACGCTGTTCCAGACTTTCCCGGCTATGTTCTGGCGTGTCGATCTTGGCTTCCAGGTTCTGGCCGCTGAAGAAGCCGAGCGTATGCGTGCTATCGAACATCGCCAACTCCGGGGTGCCGGCGATAGCGAAACTGTCCAGCGAAGGACCGAGGGCATCGATCGAAGAGGAAATCGCGTCCAGCCCTTCGAGCGTCATACCCGGTCGCCCAAGCGAGCCAAGGAACTCACCGCTAATCGAGAGAGGCATCCAACGGTCAAGCGTCCAGTCGTAGCAAAGAATCTTATCCCACAGGTTAGCGGCGCCGGAGACTGACTTGTAGGCCCAGAATACGCGGCTGGAGCGCGGATCAGAAGCGCCCATAAAGAGTTGGAGATTGCCCGTGTCGAGGTCTGCGAGAAAGGTACGGTCGACTCGCTCTTTTCCGATCGGGGTTAGCTGACCAGATGCGTCGATCATCTGGAAGCCGGCCGTCGAATAGAAGAACTGCCGTCCCGCCGCCTTGATCAATGAGCCCGCCGAATACATGCCTACATCTTCGGCGATGCGCTGAATCTGGAACACTGCGGCGGAGCCCGGCATGAACGTCATGCGGCGTACCGTCGTATCCTGATAGATGTTGCCGAATTCACCGCCACCTACGCCGCGAACAATGCCGCCATCGGGCAAATCCTGGAAATCTGAGCTATTAACCCCGGAAGTCCACTGCGTCACATCATTGAGGCCGGACCATTGTACGCGATAAGGGCTCGTCACGAGGCCAGAGAGAACGATGAAACGGCCCACTACGGACATATAGCGCGCCTGCGGAGGTGAACCAGCAAGATCAGCAAAGGCGCTCGACGAGGTCAGGTCGAAGACCTGCGGCACCGTATTCGCCTGGACCGCAATCACGAAATTATTGAATTGGACGAATTCCCAATTGTCAGTAGATGTGAGGGCCGAATACGAACCTGCGGCTTTGCTGACATCGGTCCACGCCAGCGTCGCATTATTGAGATTGTAGAGCTTCGTCGAAGTCGCCGCAAAAATAGAAACGCTGCCATCGGTCTTGAGCGCCTTAAAGAAGCCGCGGCATTGGCCGGCAAGTGCTTGACTGTAGCCGGCGAAGGCCTTCATCGGTCCATAGCCGTCGCCGCGCGACAGCACATTCAAGAGGAAAGAGCTGTAAGGCGACGCATAGTCGGCGACATCGGGACGATATTCGGAATAGGGGAAGATCGTCATCTACCGGCTCTGACCGCGAAGGATATCTAGCCAAGAAAGAGGAGCGGCTTGGCTTTCCTGTAATTGCAAATCTGCTTCCGGAGAGGATTTGACCAAGCGGCCGGATAACGTCCATTTATAATCAGGCGGAATCGGAGGAAGACCCGTCGATTTTTTAGCTCCTATTTGTTCAAGCCATTTATCCATTTCTTCGCGCTGCGAACGATTTGTCGCCCACTTTTCTTGAAGACGATTTCTTAGACCGGACATTCCCATTCCGACAGGTCTGCCGCCCGTTAATCCAGAAGGTTTCAAGTTTTCAGTTACGAGCGTATCAGGATAGTTGTATCCTGCATTCTGATATTGTCCCGTTTTCCTGGCGATGTTCAATGCTTCTTCGCGATTCACAAAGTTCCCCGCTGAAGTAGTGAAGCCTTCTTCTATATTGTTAACGGCTTGCTTGTATTTGTCGTAGGGATATATGTTGCGAAGATTATCGAGCGCGTCACCATGGTTCACCCCTTCAAAGACATCCTTTCCTGCCCTAATGGCGGGCGCCTTGATCTTAAGCGTTCCCGCCATCCCAGCAAAATTGCTTGCCTGATCTATATTCTTGGCGAGAATATCTGGATTCTGCGCCAACTCTCTTAGATAGTCTTTTGGCTCTGTTCCGGGAAGATGAACAGGACTGTAATCGGCCTGCAGATGCGTTTCGTAGAACTGCCGCAGCCAGTCCAGCACCGATTGAGCGGGGTTCGGCTGCTCGGGTTGATGCGTCATTGATTGGATTTCTTCCGGAGCCAGCCACGGCGCCGTTTGATTTGGCCATTGCGTCGGATTGAATCCGCTCACGGCGTCGGCCCCATTGTCCGCATCGACATATTGGTCCGCTCGTTGAAGTCATTGATGAGGATGTCCTGCATTCCTTCATCCGCCAGCGTTTTCCACACCGAAAGCTTTTCGGCATCGATATTGAAACCCTGGGCCTCGGCGAGCGAGCCATAGAGGTAGATATCGGGGGCGACTGTCCAAAGCCAATTTAGCGCGGTAGAAAGCGCTGCCGTCTTACCGCGATAGACGATTTCCAATGCGGTATCGTCGGCAGGAGCTACTTTGATATTGCCGGCTTCGATCGTGAACACATCCGGAATGCCCGCCGACCCGACCGGATGATTGGCTTGCATGAAGCCCGGATGAACGTAATCGAGTTCCTGCCGCGGATTGCCCGTCCAGGTGACGCGCCGCATTCCGAGGAAATCTGCCGGCAGCGGGCCGGAGGCGCTCGTCATGGTCACGGAAGCCACAACCTCAGTCGGCCGTATATTAAGCTTGCGGGCGATCTTGGCTTCGAACAGTGTGATAAAATCCGGGATATTCGCCGTAAGCTCATCGCGAGCGAGCCAGTTGGCGACCTGGGTCTGGAGGTCGGAATAGGTGATGAAAGGCATCTACCGCGTCCTCAAGAATAGCCAATCATGATCGCGAATCTTCTTCACCATCAGCGCCGTGAATTCCTTGGAGGGATATTTCAGCGATGTATTGCCGCGCGCATGCTCGGCATAAAGCCATTGCAGGATCACCGTATTGGGGATTTCTGCAATGGGCTGGCCCCAATCCGACTTGTGGGGGTCGGATTGCGAACGCTTGTTGGCCTCGACGATGCCTTCGCAATCCTGCGTGGTGATGGCATGGATTTTGCGCTCGCTTTCATCGAGGATGAGATTGGTTTCCTGCCAGCCGTCCATGGCTTACGAAAGCTCAGTAATTGAGAGATTATTTCCGGCGACGGCCGTTCCATCTTGGATTACTGCTATTTTCTGCCCGGGATTGACGGCGATGAATTCGATCCATTGGTACGGAAGAAAGGGACTCGTCGCGACGGCTGTTGGCGTGCCATCTCCGATTAAGATACGGCACCCTAGGTTAGTCGTGGTAAGCGCGCCACTCGCGCAAATACGAATCCAATAGGTCTGCGTCCCAAACGCTGTCGAAGCGGCAGAAGCCGCGCCGATTGCCACTTGCTGCGCCGCCCCTTGATGATAGACATCATGAAAAAGCGCCATTAGCGGCTCCTCGGAAGTTTGCCGCTTCCCTTGTCGCCAAGCTGGCCAAGATCGCCGCGGTTAGCTATGGGCTCTGTAAGGCCGAAACGGTCTTGCCGGCGCGGCTCTCGGCGATGGCCATAGTCATCCACGGAAGTGTCGCGCGTCGTCAAGGCCTCGCCCTTCGCGCCCCTCGTGCCGCTGTATGGGCCACCTTTGAATTTGCCCATTTCAAATGCTCCGTGCGCGGATGAGAACGGTCACAACGGCATTGGCACCATTCGTGAGGCCAGCGCCGAGCACGATCTTGATCGTGTCGCCTTCGGTGACGGCCTGGCGGGCAGACAGGCTGACGCCCTGGAACGCTGATGTGCCGGATGACTGGCCGACAACCGCGGACGTGCAGGCGACCGTCGCGCCGGCCACGTTATTGACCGTGAAGGTGAGCGTCGCCGGACCGGCGGTTATCGCTGTGCCGTCGATCGCCACGATATAGACGCCGAGAATTTCGCCACGCGTGGGACAGCCCACGGCGATGGTAAATCCGGCGGTAATGGTGGCCGCGGAACCCACCGTAAGTGGGATATCAAAATCGCGGGTATTGACGGGAAGAGCCATGGCATTCTCCGAACGAAAGGGAGGGCAGGCGCGGCGATAGCCGTTTGCTCACGCAAGGGCCCCTCTCTCCACAGCGGAAGAGAGCCTTCAATACGTCGCGCCTGTATCGGATTACGAAGTGGTGAGATCGAAGACGCCGCCGGAGGCCGCTTCGTTGCGAGCTACCAGCGCATATTCGCTCAAGATCATCTTGTTATCCGCGTCGCCGACCTTTGCGAGCGGCGTGGAGACCATCTTGCGGCCGGTGAGAAACGCGAGCGCCCAAAGATCCATCTGGAGCACGAGGACATCCCGCGCCCGGCTGAAGCGGTTGGGCACGATATCGAGCAGCCCGAAGTCGCTGTCATAGAGAACCACGGAAGCCGTGATCTTTTTCGCCCGCGTATCTTCGGTTGGCGTCGCGCGGCCGGTGAAGGTCGAGAATACCTGCTTATTGAAGGCACCCGTCATGATCGTGTCGGGCTTGCCGCCGGCCGTCCAAGCCGATTGAAGGACGCCTTTCAGCAAGATTTCCGAGAACGCCCGTTGCGTGCCGTCGGTTCGGGTCGCCGCGCCATCCGCAGTTGCCGGATTGGCCCCGGTTGCACCGAAAACGCCGTTGGTCTTGATCCAGGAGAGAACGGTCGCTGTAAGACGGGCCGTAGCATCGGCGCCCGCATTCTTTGCGACATTGGTCCCCGTGATGATGAACTCCATGTCGCGCTTCAGTTCCATGCCCTTGAGCATTTCCTGATACGACATTTCATCACCGCGGCCGGCGCGGTTGACTTCGCGGTTGGTGCCCGTCACTGACGGGAACTTGCCCGAAATCTGGCAGATATTACCGCGGCGCACAGTCGGCGTGGCCGCAACTTGCGTCACATCGCCGCCTTCGAGCTGGGCATTGGCGGCGGCGGCCGCGAGGGACTGCAACTGCCATTCGTGGTTCACCGCCGTGGCGGTTTCACGCTCGATACCGCTCTGAAAGGGAACGTCGGTCGGATCGATGCGGTAGATTTCGTCACTCAAGTCTTCGCGCAGGCCTATCGTTTCATAGGTCGCAAACGCGCCGGTATGGAGTGCCATGATTTGCCTCTAACGAGAGGCGGCTTTACGCCTTTCCGTCCGCAGCTCTGCTGCGAGCTCGATGGCGCGAGTGCCTCTCGCTTTCGAAAGTTGGGTTTCAAGGGATTTGATGACCTGAGCGTTCGCCCCGCTCGGAGCAGATGCAACGCCAGGCCGTTGAACCGGAGGAAGTCCTCTTGTCGCAGCCCTTTTCAGGCCATTGGCCTTTTCGGCTGCCAGGACACGCGATTCGACTGCGGCTTTGATCAGAAGCTGCACGCGATGGTCCCGCAGGCTCAAACTGCCCTGCCCGTTCCATGCGCGTGCCAATTCTTCCGGTTTGAAGCCTAAGTCGATCAGCGCATCGCGAGCGCCTTTTTGCAGTTTCTCGGCTTTTGCCTTGTCCTGAAAGTCGGGGACTTGCTCGGCAAAGAGCTTGTCCTCGTCCTCTGCATATCTCGCAAACTGGCTTTGTTGTTCGGATGCCTGGCGTTGGACAGCTACCGTTATTTCCTGCTGGACCGCGGCGACCTGCTTCTGGTGTGCGTCCCAGCGGATATAACGGGGCCAATCTTCGACAGACATTTTCTGGACATCCGCCATCGTGCGGATGTCCGCGAACTCGCCGGCAAGCGTTGATTGCAGAGAATTCAACAACAGCGGCAACGCCGTTTCGTACTGCCTTCGAACTTCCTCAGTTTGCTGTTCCTTGGCCGTAATGGCCTTGGTTTTTTCAGCATATTCGTTTTGACGAGTGCGAAACTCCCGGTCCCTTTCCTGTTCGCGATTGGCAAGATATTCCTGCGTCTCGCGAGGCAAGGCCTTGAACCGTTCCTTTTCGTCCTTCGTCCAACTCCGCGGCGGATCGACGGGAGCCAGTTCCTCAGCGGGAGCCTCGGTTTCTGGGGCATCGTCTACTGCGGGTTCGCCGGGGGCCTGATCATCAGGGGCGGCGTCGCCTTGCGGAGGCGAATTTGGGATTTCGGCCGCATCCTGCGATGTGCCTTCAGCGGCCTTGCGGCGCTTCTCGCTCAGCTCGGCAGCAATATCAGCCAGCGACGTGCTGCCGTTTACGGCATGCGGCGGCGGGATTATAGGAGCCGGGATTGCGGAAATTTCGGGCATCAGGAGGTGAACTCTCTGTTATCGCGCTGTTGAGCGACGATCAATTCATCGAGATCGCGTTTCGCGAGCTTTCCATCGGAAATGACCTTCTGCAAAACGGCTCGGAAGAGCACAACGCCTTGCAGGCCATGCCACATCAGCTCGCGCCCCGATGTGTCACGAGGGTCAGTCGCGATCCAATTCCGCATGAATGCCTGCCCGACCGCGTCGAGGCATTCTTTATGCAGTTCGTCCTCAAGCAGCGCCTTGGCGCGGGCGGCTCGATGCATTTTCGCATAAGTCGGATCTTCGCTCATGCTACTCCTTTGGCTTCGTCATGCCGCCGCACAATCAAACGCCACAATTCGAGTTCTTCCAATTCCGGTTCGCCGGCCCGATGCCGCCGCCAATTCTCGGCGCGGGCTTCAAGTTCAAGGGGCGTAAGGAGTTCCTGTCCCGGGATCAATTGAAAAACAGAAGCATTTCGGCCTCTTCCTCTTCGAGTTCTTCGAGAATCAGTTCGGCGTAGCGAACTATCGCTGTCGTTTGAGCCATCACGGCGGCTCTTGTTTTTGATGCCTCCATAGCCGCCGATGCAGCCTGAAGGCGCTCAATTACGGGATCGACAAGACTCGCGACTTCACTTTCCTCGGGGGTAAGCCAAAGCGCGTCTATAATGCCATGTGCCGCGGTCGCGGCCTTAACGAGCAATCTGCGCTGTTCAGCTTTGGACTTCTCAGCTTTGGCGAGAAGCGCGGCCTCAATAGCTTCCAGTTCCTCGATGCGCTCGCGGTGACGCTTGCGCGTGTAGCTGATGACATAGCCGGCGCCGCCAGGGCCTTGCGTCGGAGGCGTGGCATCGACGCCGACCCACAGAGCCGACCCGAGGCCCTCAGCGCTCAGAGCTCCTTGTGTGGCGCCTGATGAGCCTATCCAAGGCGCATCCGCAATGCCGGCCGACGACCAAAGGCTTGCTGCCGTTGCAGCGCCCGTCCAAGGGACGGCTCCTATGCCACTGGCAGACCAGATACCAGAGAAGATTGAAGCTCCGGTCCAGATAGCATCGTTGGCGGTTCCTGCGCTGCTCCAGACGCCGGAAGCGATGGATATCCCGATACCAACCCAAGTTGCAGCGCCAGTGCCTGCTGATGACCAGACGCCATCAAGGACTCCTGTGCCGACCCAGCTTGCCGCACCGCTTCCGGAACTCGACCATGTGGCCGCGGCGGTCGAGGCTCCAATCCAAATTGCGTCATTGGCAATTCCAGCGCTTGACCAGGCCGCCGCCCCAATAGCCGCGCCAGTCCAGTTCGCACCGCCGCTGCCGACCGCGCTCCAAGTGCCAGCATTTATAACACCTCCGGTTAGTATCTGCGGGAATGGAAGCCGAAGCCCGAAGGGCGGAACTTTGCTTCTTAAAGGCACTTGCCCTAATGCGGGCGTTCTCTGCGTCGATTGCGCATCGACTGGGATACCTACCCAAGGCGCATTCGAAGTGCCGGTGCTGGACCAAGTGCCCGAGATAATTGTTGCGGCCGCCGGCAAATTCGTAACGAGAGCGACTCGGAACGGGCTCACGCCGGATAGGGATTTACCAATAAATTCCGGCCTGAATAAAATTGGCCTTTGCAGCGGAGCGGCACCAGAAACCGCCGCCGTGATAATAACCTTCTCTAAAAAGAAGGCTTGATTTGCATTAAGTATGCTTAGGCCAGATGGCGTCGTCTGCGAGGAAGAATCGGCAGCCCCGCCATCTCCGTAGAGAGCGGCCCCGGTGACGGTCGCGGTTGCTACCGCGCCCCCATTAGTGCTCAAAACATGAAACGCACAGGTATATTTTTTGGTGTTGTTAAAGTTCTGCGCCAGCGTGAAGATATCTGACGTAACTTCGCCACCAGGCGAGCTATCGACGCCAGAAGCGCCGCCAAACTTTACTTGAACCTGATCGCCGGCAAAATTTGGGTCCGTGGCGCCGCTTTGACCGAACCAGACGCTTGTCATTGCACCCGTGACGGTGCCCTGCGCAGTTCCCCATCGAAAAACCAACTGACACTGAGCGCCGGACGCAGCGGACAACAGCGCTGTTGCTAAGACCTGTCTGTAATTTATGTTTCCGTTGGTGTCACCGTCATCAGTTCCGGTGAGCGGAGTCGCTTGGTCATAAACAGTAGTCATCGCGTCGCACTGACGAGGGCAACCACGTTCAGCGGAACTTCACCGTGCCCAATCCTGTAAGTTGTTACAGCGGAAATTGTATCCGCAATGGCAGTCGCCTGGTCCGGGAATTCCCCGTCAGCTACGCCCCATAGTACCTGTTTGGCCACGCCCCCATCGGTATAATTTACGGCGATAAGATATCCAGCCATAGGTCATATCAGTTCAGCGCCGTGACTTCCATGTCGTGGACCTGCATCGTTTCGGCCGTCGAGCCGGAGCGCTTGGCTTGCACACTGATGATCTTGGCTGCAGTCAGATCGCAGGCTCCCGATACGACGGCGGCTGAATCGGGGATGAGCATTGGAGCCAAAGTCGATGCAATAAGGCCAACATTGAAGAGCGTCATGCCCGTGCAGAAAAGAGTGCCGGTCGCGCCGATCGAGCGGCAATGAACAAACACCTCGCACATCCATGACAGGTTTGTTTTGCTGGCGGTAAGAGCGGTGGCGACAGATGAGGCAAGCAGCGTGCCATTTGCGGCCGTGCCATCTCCATAGTAGATATCAAATACCAAATTGCCGGGAGTTGCAGCCGTCGTCATGCGGCCGAATAGACGGATTTTCAATTTCTTCCCGATTCGAGCAAAATATTGGCCGCCGAGAACTGGAAAATTGGCGGCCGGATAAAGCGCTAAATCGGTAGTCAAAAGTGTGACAGCGGTGATATCCGTCCCGATGAAGGGTTCCCGTATATCGTTATAGAAAAGGCCGTCAGCCATTGGCGCGCTCCGTTCGGTAAGCCGCCATCATGCGTTCTTTGATGGCATTTGGATCAGTGATCCCTGCGTCACGGCAAGCTTGCGCGGCGCCGGCCATCGCGGCCTCAAGCCGCCGCGAAAGAGGCCGATCTAGATGACCTTTGGCATCTTTGGCAGCAACAGAGGCAAACGAAGCTTCGACGATTGGCATTAATCCTCCGTAATCGTGCTAGCGGTTGTAAGACGCGGCGTGACGCCAGTGCTAACTGAGATGTTCGGGGTTACCGTCCCGCTGTACATCAATCTATTGGCACCTGATGTGGATACACCTGCGCCGGCGTGTGTGATTGTCGCCGTGCCGCCTGTGCAAGCCGGAAAATCGATATTGGCGACTGGACTGGCTTGTGTGGGAGCCGACCCCGAGACAGTCCAGCCAGCTCCAGATCGCGCGACGGCCACGCGAGCATAACTCGTATATGTCGTTTCACTTGTGCCTTGGTTTCCGGTCTCACCGGGGTCGGCCGTATGGAGACTTACAAAGATGCTGCCCGCGGCAGTGCTTCCCCGCACTCCAGTCGCATCGCCAAGATTGGCAATGTTGGTATTATTGAACAAAAGCAGGAGAAGATCGTTCTCGAACGCATCTGATTTGCTCATTTCACCACTTCCAATGGCCTGACGCCCATTAGTTTGCCTGTCTTCGGATCACGTACAGCCTCACGCGGAGCCGCCAAGGTCTTGAGCAATGCAGTATGTTGATCGCCGATTTTAGCGACATGCTCAGCCAACGCTTTGATTCCGGCATGCGTGACGGAGCTTTCCTGTTGCTTGGCGCCTGTGTCGGCCTGTTGCTGGGCATGCGATTGCGCCGACTCGTGCGCCTGCATTCCCATCTCAGCGAGCTTGTATTGATGCTCGCGTTCTGACTGCACGATCTTGAGATTTGCTTCGATGATCTTCAGCTCGCGCTCAAGCTGGAATTTCTTCTCGGCCAAGGCGGCTTCAGCGGTGTTCTTGGCGGCCTGGTGCTGCGTGTCGATCGTCATCTTTTGCTGATCGAGCTGCGCTTTCTGCGCATTGGCTTGCTGTTCGCCTTGCTGCTTGATCAGCTCGACCTGAAGCTTGGGATCAGGCTTTTGCTGCGCTGCCTGGGCCTGCTGTTGAGCGATTTGCTGTGCCTGTGGTGAATCGGGATCAGTAAAATAAGTGTCCGGATCACGGATTTTCATGGCCCGCAGGCCAAGCTTGGCAGCGTTGTAGACGTTCTTCTTCTGGACCACATCGATCATGCCGCCAGCCAGCATTTGTTGCTGCCACATGCCGATCGTCTGCGCGTTTGCCAGCTCCTGTTGCTGACCGCCGCCCCCGAGGCCGACATTGACGGTCATGGCCTCGCGCTTCTTCCAATCACGGGGATCTACTTCGATCCATTCCTTGCCTTGAGGCATCATGCCGGGCTTTTTCTGATGCTTCCGGATCACGCCGTGGAGCAGGATGAACATGTCCTTGATGCCGGTCTCGGCGAAGATGCGGGCGATCAGCTTGGTCTTTGCCGCTGCGGCCGAGTATTGCTGAGCCGCAACAGTCGCTGTCTGGTTTTGAAGGACTGTCGGATCAACTCCTTGGCCAATTCGTGTAACGCCTGTTCGCCATTCGCGTTCAGAATCGACGTATTGCAGGACTGGCAAAAGCTCTCCGGCGATTGGGGGCATTTGTGTCCAATCCAATCCGCCTGGTTGCCGAACCCGAACTGGCGCGCCTGGTCGGCTAACCAGCAAGTCGTCGAGCGTGTTTTCGTTGGCATGCTGTTCCGATATAACCGGCCGCGGATTGACCGCGAGATAGGTATTATCAAGCAATCCGCGCACCAGCGCCGTCTTGATGCGCTGAATGTCCATCACGAGGTCGGCGATCGAGCGGCCGAAAAAGCGATGCGTCACGATCACCGGCGTCATGGAGGCAAACGGAATCATATCGATCTGGATGATCTGGTCTTCGCCCTTGCGCCGCAGGATTTGGCCTTCGCCGCCTCCTGTTGTCACGCGGTAGAGCCGCGGTTTGCCGTCGCCCTCATAATCCATGCGGACGTAATGTTCGGTAATCGCCACGGGCCTGGAGGCATCATCCGCCTCTGTCTGTGACAGGCCGGTTTCCTCGTCGACGGTATCGCGGGCAAGCTGCTCGGTCTGATTGGTGATGACCCGCGTCGGTAGCGAGGCGATCTGAGTTTCGTCCCAGCCTTCCGCGACCATCTCGCCTGCAATGCGCAGCACCTCATGGAAGCAATAGCCGCAATCGGGAATAGAGCGGGCGACGCGTTGAATGCCGAATTCTTCGGGCGGCACCGGGGCTACCTTGGCGCAGCCGTACTTGCGCCGAGTGACGACAGTTACGTCGTGGAACTTCGGGGTCGGGGGAATCAAAGCATTTTGCGCACCCATTTGCTGGCCAGCTAGACCCGGCATGGCGCTCTGTGCTTGTCCCGGCTGCATTGGAGGAGGAGCATAAGCAGTATTACTCATCCCACTCCACTCGCCGCCTCTTGCTGTTCATCCGGTGTCCCGCCCGGATAATCCTTCACTGTATGCTCGACGATCTCGACTTCCTCATCATGGAGCAGGAACGCAAGCTGATCGTCCGTCAGATCGTAATAGGTCTCGCGCTCCTCGCGGTCTTCCTCATCCCAGAAGACCTTGACAATTCCATTCTTCTGAAGGAGCGCATCTTTGATGAACGAGTAAAGAACCATAAAACCAGGGTTGAGCTGAGTAAAAACATGATTGACATAATCGGATTCCTGCTCGGCAGCCTGCACATCCTGCGGTCCGGTTGGCATGAACTTGACGACATCTTCGCCGCCGAAAAAGATTTCCATGAGCGGCGGCATCAAGCCTTCGACTGTATCCGATACGTCAGTCGAGACAGCGCGCGAACGGCCTTCCAGGCTCGGCATGTCGGTCTGCATGCGGCCATTGTAATAATCCATCGCCTTGCTGCGCTCGGTCGAGAGCTTGCTGGCAGAGATCGCAGCTAAACAATCAGCCTTGTGCGCCGTGATGATGGCCTGGACGGATTGAGTGCCGAGCTTCTTAGCCATAGATCACGCCGCCGCAACGAAACATGGCAATGTGCGCCTGATAATCGCCCTCCAACATTCGAATTGCCCACCACCGATATAAATCGCTTTTCATTTGCGTTTCGGGGCTCGCATTCGCAGGACTCCTTGGGGCTTTGACTTAGCCGGCGATTTGGCGCGCCGGGGAAGCTTCATCCCTTTGCTGGCGGCGTTCCACTCGTCCACATTGACGCCCTGCGCCTCAAGCTTCGCCCGGTTCTCATTGAAATACTCTTCTTGGACGCGGGATTTATAGGGCATCAAGCATATCCCACCTTCGGCAAATTGAGCGCTCGATTGAAGCTTTTAGTTCGCGATGGCTCTTCATAGCAGATGCACATCAAACCTAAAGCGTCAGCACAATGTGAGGACCAGTCATGGTCCGGCCCCAAGCCAATGTTCCGCTTTTCGTCGCGTTTCTCATGATAGTAGATCAATGCTTCACGGCCGCCGCCTGTGGTGGCCTCGTTAAATTGGCAGCGTGGAAGTAGGCGCCGCGCAGCCTCAACGCGCATTGACGTAGCGCCTTTACCCTGATTGGGAACAGGAGGAGGGCAGTCAAAGCCAGCGTCACGGAAATGGTCAACATATTGCTTCCCTGTAATGTTGTTGGCATTCACGCCATCATGCGGAAGCCGAACGATTGCTCGCTGATAGCCTTTCTGACGGAGCCAGTTGACATGCGTCGCAAGCGTCTGGCCGATCGACTCGTAATAGTCGAGGAGCCAGATTTCCTGCCCAACAAATTGCGCAATCCAGATAACGAAAGCATCCGCGGTCGCGCCGCTGCCGCCGATATCCACGAAGGCCCAAAGAGGGAGTAACGGGTCTTCGCGAAGCTGCCTGATCCGGCCCTGATCGCGCGCTTTTGACATCTCATGCGCGAAGTAGGCACCGCGAATCGCGGCCTCAAACGAGCATTCGAATTCTTGCGCGAATTGATCTTTGGTAAGCTCAGACTCCGCAGCCGCCAGCTCCGCGGGCCGCAGAATTCCGGTTTGAGAAGCCTTCAGAACAAGACTGAACCAACCTGGGTCGCGCTGAGCCTGCTCATGGATACGATGGAAATCGTTGTGCCCCTTCGGGGTGCCGATGAAAACGGCCCAACCACCTCGATCTGCGAGAGCGGGCCGGATGACCTCCGGATAGAGCCGCGGATGCATGTCAGCATATTCATCGAGCACGACGCCATCGAGGTAGATGCCGCGCAAGGCATCAGGGTTATCTGCGCCATACAGCCTGACTTGTCCACCATTAGGATAATCAACTCTGAGTTCGGAGACCGAGACGACGGCGCCGAGCGGCAAGACAGGTGCCGCGGCGGCGGCCAAATAGTCCCACACTACTGACTTCGCCTGGCCTCGATACGGCGCTATGTAGGCAAATCGTGGTCTAACCAGCTTACTTGAAAGGGCGCCTCGCTGGAGATCGTGGACGCAGGCAACGGTCTTTCCGGCTCTGCGGTGGGCGACGATGCAGGCGAAGCGCTCAGCTCTAGCGTGGAAGCCGCGGAATTGTGCCCGTGGCGCATAGTCGATGGCAATTCTTCGAGCTTCCATGCGAATTCAACGGGACCTTCGCCATCCTGGCCGGCAATGCCGAGCGTCTGGGGAACTAGTGCGCCGGGCGTCATCTTGGCAAGCAGATTGAGCGCAGCAATCTTGTCGCTCGCCTTGACATCGGACGGAGCGATCTCGACGCCTGCGACTTCCGCCGTCTTGCGCTTGATCCAAGCCACATCGACAGTGACAAGATCGGCCTCTGTAGTTTGAAGTTCCGTCACGCGCTCGCGGATGGCAGGATGATGGGACAACCGGCGGGCATTGGCCTTGAAGGATGTGCCATTCGGATAGCCGGCCTCGCGCGCTGCCTCTTCCGGAGACTTCAGAGAGGCGAGGAGCTGAGCGACCTTTTCGTGCTTGGGATTGCGAATAAGCGGCATGATCTTGAGTCGATACGAGTCCTTTTGGACTCATTCCTGCACGGTTATGGACTCAGAACAGATCATTTCGCATTCCTTGGGCTGGCCTGGACGCGCCGCGCAAAGCCGATCTACGATTGAGCGGCTACGAATTGATCGGGCGAGAACATGGCAGGGACTTTACGTCCCAAGACCGACAATAGTAATTCAACGCTTTCGCCGTCGTCAAGGTCCCCGACGCGAGCAAAGTAGCCAGCGAAGGGTCCCTTGTTGATGAATACCTCGCTTCCGGGCTGGAAGCGAGGTGGAGCGCCTTTGCTATCATGCGGACTCATCAAGGAAATTTCCGTTCGGCGGATTTCTTCGTAAACGCCCTCTGGAAGCGTCGCATAGCCGTTTCCATTCTGCATTAGGCTGTGCGTTGTGCGGACACCGGGGCAGGTTTCGAGCCGCCGCCAGCCTTGAGCGATTGGCGAATCAACAAAAAGATAGCCTGGAAACATCGACTTGACGCGCCTCACGTATCGATTACGGCCCCAATAGACACGCTTTGGGCAGCGGGGATTGTAGATGAGATAGCCACGATCACGGAGGGCTTCGGCCGTTTCAAGATCGCGCCGCGTATCTTCTGTCAGTGCGATGTGCCAGCGCTCGACCATGGTTCACCCATATTTCATGAAATCTTCTTCGTCTCCGGGCTTCATGAGGGTATCGGAAGGCGGGCCGGTGGATTGCTTGGGCGGGTAGAGCGTTTCAAAATACCAGCCGCGATGGCGCTTGCCGTTGAGTTCGACGTGACCGATGAGCAGCGGCGAATGTCCATGACGGACCCAGGCTTTCCAAGGTTCTGAGCCTTCGATTACGGGAAGGCGCTTGGATTTTCTTGCTTGCTCGGCAGCTCTCAGCCTTTCGATTTGCTCAGTGCGAGCCTTCGGATCGAAATTATCCACAGGAGGACACGGCACCCTACCCTCTTGCTGAGACTCTTCTGGTTCTAATCCTGATGGTTCAGGCTCTATATGCGGGGTGCAAACAGTTGCATGTGGTCCATGTGAAGCTGTTTGCACATGGAGTTCCGAATCCTCACCATGTGCAGGATTTGCATATGGTTCATCTATGTCGTCGATGAAGTCGCGGATGACGCCTTGGGCGCTGATCCAGGACGCGGAAGGCCGGTCAAACATAATCCAGTAATGATTGGTCCTGTGCCGCCCGTCCTTGCCGCGCATGCTATGCTTCATGACATAGCCATTGCGGACGAGGCTGGCGATATAAGTGATCACCGATCGCTCGGAAAGGCAGACGGCGTCAGCTACCGTGGCTATGCCGGGCCAGCATTCCCCGGTATCCGGGTTCGCGCGCTCGCAAAGCGCCACGAGCACAAACTTCGGGACAACCGGAAGTTTCTGTTTGATGGCCCAGGCTACGGCTTGGAAGGACATTTGTCATTCCGCCGCAAGCGGCCTCGCGATATGGCCGCATTCCATCCAGAATGCCATTTGCGTGAGAGAAGAGCGCGGGCGCCCTTTGAGGAGTTCCCGTGCCTGCCACACGTTAAACGGATCGCTTAATGCCTCCTCCGCTTCGGCAGTTTCATCCGCGGCCCTCGCCTCGGCCCTGCATTTTTGCGCCAGGAGCCTCTGATCGTCGGCGTACATCATGCCGCGCTCGACAAGCCTGCCGTCAGACAATTTTATTAATTCCTCCGGAACAACTTCCTTTATGGCGCAGTTCCGCAGCAGAGTATTTCTTAGCTGCGGCCTCTTACGAGTCGCTTCAACAAACTTGGCAACAGCCTTTCCGGCCGCGCTTTCGCGGCGATCGGACTCGGACGGCAGTGGAGCAAGCAGATCAACTTGCTGTACGGATAGTTTTTCGGCAAGACGATGCGCCCATTTGTGACCATCGTATTCTGGACGATCAGCACCGGGAATGCGCGCCTCCTCTAGAGCTTGTTCAGCAAGCCTAAATAGCTCAGGCGTCATCTCAAGCTTTGACTTTGCCATTAACAATCTCCGTTAGCTCGCCGAGAACAATCTCTGCCAATTCTCGATCGCCATCCGGCAACACGTATGGTTTGCCGAGTTCGCGACCGTGGGCGATGATCCCAAGCTGATTGGAAATATCATGCCAAAGACTTTTGCCAGCTTCGTCTGCTTGCTTCAGGCGATGCGCGCGTTCCTCTTGACGTTTTTCATTCGCGGCACATCCCTCTGACAAGCTCATGCGCTCATCGTCAACGAAGTCGGCAAGGTCTGGCGCCTCCAATCGGAGCCGATCTAAGCGCGCTTCAGTTCCTATCGAGCGTTGTTGCTCGCTCTTAATCTGCTCCAACGCCTTATCAAGCGGGATGCGATCGGCGAGCACATCTTCGGCAAGGACTGAGGAATGGCGCAGGACCGCGCGCGCATCGGCGAGACGCTGTTTGCTGAACTCTTTCCCAGTCCCGTTTCTGGACTGGGAATGCATACCGCGCTTTGCTTCTGGATAGAGCATCGCTAAGGCCATTGCCTTCTGGCCTTTCTTGAGATCGCGGCGCTCCAAATTTACATCGGCAATGAAAGCCAAAACATCATCGTTGCTGCCCTCAAACAGCGTAAAAGTCGGCTCAACGCCCGCAACCTCACACGCTCGCAATCGATTGCGACCGTCGATCAGTTCGCGTTCAATCTCGCCGTCTTGGTTCGGTACCTCACGAACAACAAGCGGAAAACGTAGGCCATTCGCTTTGATGCTTTCAGCAAGGCTTGCGAGGCTATCGTCAGCCACCATCGGAAAGATGTCGGCTGCGGGATGAACTCTCATGCCGCCTCCGTCGCCCTTCGCTCGCTTGGCGTCCCGCTTCCATAGGCCATCCGCGCGTGATGCGGACACCAGGGATATCCCTTCGCCCCGCAGAACAGATGATCGTCAAAGCCTTTACGATCGTTGACAGGCCAATGGCATTGATCGCGCGCGAGGTCCAATAAGGGAATGCCTTTGCCGAGGATAAATTCTTTTTGGTCCGAGGTGAGGGGCGGGCCGGACCATTTTCCCCGGACAAATGGATTGAATGCGCTTTGGAGCGACTCGGCCGAAGACTGCCGGGATCGCGGTCGTGCTTTCGGCTGTCCAAGCACGCGCAAACCAAGCCGATTCAATCGTCCAATGACGGCGTCCCGGCTTATAAAACGATCCGCCTCAGCCGATATGATGTCGGATATTTTGCTCGCGGTAAAACGCGCCGCCTGTAATTGCTTTACGCGGTCGGTCCAATGCCCTTTCCAGAATTTCTGATCGCTCATGCGGCCTCTCTTTCGGGATCAGCCGGCATGATTGAGCCGCAAGAGCCAAAGCCTTGGCATATGAGGCTGCCGCGATCGCTTGTGATGCGTAAAAGCCCTTGGCGGCACAGCGGACACCAGCTCGCGCGCTGTGGCGGTTCCTCGACGAAATTGAACCATTGGCCATTCATCGTCATAGTGGCCCCTCCCACTTCTGAGGCAGGAGAGGCCGATCGCTTTCAGTAACGCAAGAGTTTCGCTCTCTCCGTTCGATCGCATCACCTTCCTTTCGGTTGATAGGCTCAGCCCAATATCGCTTGTGCCACCAATATGGCTGACCATTGGCGCAAAGCATTAAACCGAGACGGGCAAATCTTGGCTTCAACTGGCAGAATCCCACGTCGATTGTGTTTCCCACAGGCCCGCCGTCCTCGCGATCATCATAGAGAAGATCGAAAAGTGCACCTTTTGTCATCGGACCGGCCAAAATAAGCGCGCATGCAAGCTGAAACTGCGCTGGAGGAAATTCAATGACAACCCCGTTGCGATAGATCATTCGCCGCGGTCTATCGATGATGATATCGTGCCAGCGGATCATCTCGGCACCGGCATTGCGCGCCCGCAGGCGCATTCGATCCAACACATCCACACATGGAGCTCGCCATCGCAATGCGTCCAAGTGTTAGGCGGGACAGGTATCCATCCATCTTTGAGAGCCCGGTCGGCCTTATGAATCGGAATGCGGTGATAGAGGCCGCCGCGAAGGCTTCCGTCGGGATAGCGGGGGAAGATGGCGAAGGGGTCATTTGAGCGCATCGATTTCATCCGCCGTCGCCGAATCAAGCCTCGCCTCGATTTGTTCCTGGACGTGCTGAGCGTGGCCATCGTGATAAACCCCGAGGGCCTTTGCGATCAGCCGCAGGAGGTCGAGTTGTGCGAAATGGGCTTGGAGAATCAGCTTTTCGGTGTCGGTCATCTGTAGTAATCCCGAGGAGGATACGGACGTGGTGGTGGCGGCGGCTCCGGCTGCGGCCGGGGCTGTGGACGCGGTTCCGGCCGGGGCGGTCGCGGTGGCCACCGGATTGGCGGCGGGTACTGCGCAACAATAAACCCGGTCAATAGATTGAGGAGAGAGCGCCTAGTGATCACGCGGCCATCTCCCCGGCGGCGATTTGGCAAAGGAAATCGCAGGCCGGAACGATTGGATTTGTCGTCGGCCAGTCTGCGGGGATTTCATCAATGAACACTCGCTGCCCTCGAATTCTGGTGAGTCGGGCGCCGATCTCTCGTGCATAAGCGGCTGTGCGATCAAAGTTGTCAGGAAACCGCTGGCGGTATAGCGCCCAATAGGAGGGGCTGGTAGCCTTTACGCAGCCCGTCTGGAGGCAGTTGGCATTCGGGAAACCCATTTCGTACGAGCGCGGCAGATTGATCCCCCAGCTTTCCACAATCGCGAGGCATGCCGCTTTTGTTAGTTTGGCCTCAATCAATGGCGCTAGCACCATTAGTTCCGGATAATTGTTCTTGAAACGATGGGAGCGCTCAACGTCAAGTTTGTCTGCCGTGTAACCGAAAACATGAAGATCGGTTGGCTTCTGGAAGGCTAGGCGAGGCGCGAGTTTCATTTCGACAGTACAGACTGCTCCATAAATGCCAGCCATGTAATGGCGTTTTTGCCAGACATCCCAAACGCTGTCATATTTTTCAGATTTCAGGATCGTGACGGAGCGGTTCAGAAACCGCATCACATCGGCCTCAAAACGATAATTGTCCGGGTCTTCATTGTTGGTTTCGCAGCGAGCAATGATGGCCTCGGGATCGCGGCGAAGCATAAGCCTCGCCGCAACCGCGCTGGCAGCGCCAGTAGACCACCAGATGATCGTACGACTCATTTCAGCGCATCCTTTCGAGCCAGCTTGCGAAGACGCGCGCGCGCCTCTTCCAGGAGAGTTTCCACCTCATCCATTTCATTCGGATCAAGAGTGAGATCGAACTGGATGGCGAGGTTTCGTTCGTTTTCAAGCCGGGCACGTTCAGCCTCTATTGTTGAGATGCGTAAACGATTGATTTGGATAGCCAAAGCCGCGCTTACGGTTTTGACGCGAAGGCGGATAATGTTTTCGACGGTTCCCAGGGAAACCCCGAGCGAGCGCGCAATATCGAGCCGCGCCACGAACTGATTGCTGCCAGCGTTGCGTTTGATCCGCTCGATACCGAGCAGCGATTGCCGCATTTTCTCTATGACCATGCAATTCTCCATAGCTAGCCTCTGCCTATGGAGAACGGCGACGGAAACGAGTTTCGAGAGAGTGAGTGGCGGCGTCTCCTACATTTGCTCGGTGCGCGGCGCCAACCGCGATTGGGCATGGTGATCGATCTTGATGAAATGAGGAAAAAGCGGGCGGCCGCCAATTGCCAAGCCAGTCGCCCGCAAGGTTCCGGCCCTGTTTGGAGGAAGAGGGAAGCCGGACCGGGTTCAGATGAGTGACGGCGGCAGCGACATGGGTTCGCGAGGCCGTCAACCTCACCCATGCCGTGGGAGCTTGACGAGGCTCCTGCCGCCGCCGTCGATCAGCCTTTGAGCAGATTAGCTCTCCATAGGCTGAACGGAAATGAGTGACGGCGGCAGACTGTTGGTTCGGTGACCAATGTCCGCGGACTCCGCGAGGCTGCCGCCGTCGATCAGCCGATGCCCCAGCGGGTCCATATCCCCGGTGCCCATCGGCTGAACTGGAAAGGGTGACGGCGGCAGCGCGCCGGGGAGGCGTTCGGTGCTGCCGCCGTCTTCCAGCCGATGCGGGACCCTCCAGCACGGGGGATTCATCGGCCGAACAGGTTGTGGTGGGTTGTGCTTGCGGAATTTTAACAACCGTTGCGGTAATTTTACTTGACAGTTGCAGAGAGGAAACAGAATTATGACAAAGGAGGCCACCCGAAAGCCACGATTTAGATACGGAACCGTCAGACGTGTGGCGGGGGGAGGAATTGCCGTGGATTTTATCGAGGAGTTTACCGATCTGGGCGCGCCCGAGTATGCTGTCACCGGCGTCGCCAGCATCGAACGCATCAGCGCCGGCCAAGTGAGGATCACCAAGTATACGCGTCGCAAGGATGGAAATTTCGTCACGCACCATGAGGTCTGGGATTATCAGGCATGGCAACGCGCCTTGGCGCCTTATGAGGAAGCGATGCGAATAATCGGACGCATGGGGGCGCCTGACGGACCGAATCAGGATCGAAGGCGCGAAAGGCATTGAAGTCATTCTGCGGCCTCCCGTGCATGCAGGTGCATCAGAAATTCCGCAGTAATGCCTTCAATCTCGCGCTCTGCCGCGGCCTCAATGATCTTCGGCCAATAATCGACATGGATTGAGCGATTGCGCTTCATCTCGCTCGCCGTGGACGGCCGCTTCCCGATGATCTTCGAAAAGGCCGTCACGCCTCCGAAGGCATCGATCAGTTCGGGCACCGTGTTCATGCTCGGCAATCTACAGAATAGCTGTAGAGATTGTCAACAGGACTTCTGTACGTAGAATGTACATAATTTATGTATGGGCGAGAGCAACGACAGGCTGAAACAGGCGCGTAAGTCAGCTGGCCATAAATCGGCCCGCAGCGCGGCGCTGAAATTCAAATGGGCGCCCTCTACCTATTCGAGCCATGAGAACGGACAGACGCCGGTTCCAATCGATGCCGCTTTTGAATATGGAAAAGCATTTAAAACTGCCGCCATCTGGATTCTGCATGGAGTCGGCCCGCGCGAGGACAGCATCGACCAAATGCTGAAAGACGAGCCCACGGAAGTGTGGGACCAGGTGCGCGAACACGCCGCTTCAGTGATGAAACTTCGTCGCCGACTTTCATCTAAATCCCTCTAGCCGCCTCATCTGACAATTTGCCGCACCTCTCGTCGGCGCGGACAATACATTTTTTCTGTTGATCTACAGAATTGCTGTTGACAGATTTTCTGTAGATGCATATTGTCTCTCCATCGAAACGGGAGACACCAGCATGACCACTCAGAGCCTCAACCGAGAACTGGTCACGGAAATCGTCGCCGGCCTCAACACGCAGGGCAAACGAAGGGAGCTCCGCTCCACCACTCAGAGCCTGAGGACCGAAGAAGAGATGTCCTGGGACCTCAACCCCGAAGCTTACAGGGCCTTCGTCCGCCATTTCGACAGAGGCAAGCTCCGCAAGGACCTCACCGAAGCCGAGAAAGCCGAAGCGCTGCGCATCGGCCGGATCGAGTTCAAGTCAGCCGGCGCGGTGAGGAAGCGGTAGGAGCAGCAAAATGGACACCACCATCGCCGGCCGCCCTGTGCGCCTCACGACAGTCCGCGCCCGCGTCAAGGAAGGCTGGCGCTTCTACAACGCGATGATCATCCGGTTCCTCGACAACAACGAAACGTACACCATGGGCGCGGCGCAATTCGCGAAGTGGTCAACGAAGCTGGAACGCGAGTTCAAGTCAGCCGACGCAACACGGAAGCGCTAACCCACCTATTCACCAACGGGAGAAACCAGCATGTCTAAGACTCGCACTTACCGACCTCGCCCAACCCGAATCATCATCCGCATTCGGCGAGACCACAAAAGGAGCATCACTGCTTTGGCTTTGGTCAATGGCGTGAGCTTCAACGCGCAGTTGATCGCGATGGCGCTTGAGCAGGCAAGGCTTGGATGATCGGGAATGGCTAGGCCGCTCACGCGCCGCTACTCCATGACACATCCTTATATCGTGGAACGCCATGATCAGGAAGACGGCTCGATCACCTACGAAATCTGGGATTATCGGCCAGATACATACCGCCGCCTTTGTTCGCTCAATGAATGGAACGACGGCGGCGCAGAAGACGATGAAGAGCACGAACTAAGCACAGCTAAGGACGATGCCGAGCTGATCGTTCGCGCCCTCAATCTCATGAACGGCGGACTGCCATGATAACCCAGCTCATCATTGCTTTGGTCCTTATAGCCGCATGGATTTTCATGGGCTGGGCTACCGGACGGCTTTTCAATATTCGCTGGCGAGCGCTGTTTTTTATCGGCGCCGCTCTCGCCGCCTCAGCCGCGCTGCCGAGCGCCGCAGATGCGCGCCATAGGCATCACCATGCCCACCGCCACCACCACCTCGCCCCACAAGCGCGAGCCCAAGCAACCCTATCCCACGCGGCGCCCGCTGATCGCTTAATGACTCATTCCGAGGCTAAAGCCCTCCTGCACTCAGTCGATGCAGAGCTGGCCCCGGCGATTCTCATTAACCTCGATTTGGACTTTGCCAAGGCTTGTTTGATGGCTTACGGGCTGAAGCGATTGGAGGAAATGAAGCGGGAGGCGGAGCGATGACTTCCGCCCGCGAGCGTGAAGCCGTTTGGGAACGTGCTGCGGCCGAAGGCAACGGCCACGTGTTCTGCAATCTCTGCGGGGGCGAGGTCTTCCCAGGCGACGATTGGGACGCTTCCCACGCGCCAATTCCAAAGACATTAGGCGGGACTGTGATCGCAGTTGGCCATCACCGCTGCAACATCAAGGATAACGTCGAGTACGTCACGCCAACGGCAGCCCGCGTCCGCCGCAAGCATCGCTGGCACACTGGCGTCACCGGCCCCGGCCTGACCGAAGATGCGATGCCCGCCGGCCGCCGCAGCGGTGTGTCCAAGACGATCAAAGGCAAAGTCGTTCCGCGCCTTACGCGGGCGCAGAAACATCGCCAAACAATGGCGGCGCTTTGGCCGCATGGAAGGCCGGAATGAAAGACATCACCGCCGATCTCCTCGCCGCCCTCAAGCATCTGAGCAGCGCAGTGGAGCTGATCGACAATCATCATCCCCAACCGAGAGAGCATGATGACGATTGTGAAATCTGCGTCGCTCTTTTCGAATCGCATGAGGCGATCGCGAAAGCGGAGGGCCACTCCTCATGACCGTCGGCTTTGCCCCTCCCACGCCCCTCTACGAATACATCCGCATTGTGGAAATGCGGTTAGGCCATCCGCTTACCGCAGAGGAAAAAGAATGGGCTGCGATTTCCAACCTGGGAGACATCAAAGCTTCGCGCTTTGCCGGATGGCTTGCTCTTTCAGCTTCTTCTCCGCTGCTTTCCCCCTACCCCCGGCGCGAGAAGGAAAACCCCCTCCCGGAGCCCCACCCAGGCAACCGGGAGGGGGACATTTAGAGGAGATTGAATAAATGATGTCTGAGCGCTTGTCGAAGATCGAACTGCCGAGCGGATTGCCGGACGTACCGATACCGGATTTGCCAGATTGGCGCTCGCTGTCTCGCGATCTGACGGCAGCGCTTGAGCAGCGCAATGTGGAAAACGAAAGCCTCCGCGCGCTCAATGCGGAGCTGCTTACAACCGCAAAGCAATATCTAAGCAGGCTGGAAACGCTCTGCGGTTGCGCCGAAAGCAGCGGATGCAAGGATGCGGCACGCCGGGCGGCGCTTAAAGACCTCATCGCAAGAGCGGAGACCGCCTCATGAGCACCGCCACCGCCGATATGCTTTCCATCGACCGCCATACATCTCTCTATGGGCCGCCGCGAACGGATTCGGCGCCGGCTGATCCGATCGACAAAATCGTAGCTGATTTTCACGCTGGAATTGCCAGAGATTATGCCTGGGCTATCGCAAAGCGATATAATCGCCTCGACGACATCGCGACTTTCGTCCGTTCTCTCACTTATGGAGAGATGATGGACCTGGCCGCCGCACTTTGGAAGATGCGGCCGGAAGGCAAAGAGGTCACAGAGCAAGAATTGCCGGGGATGTGGCATAGATGGAGCACTAATCGTGAGTGAAACTCTCCTATCCCGCCTCCAATCCGCCACCGGCCCAAGCCGCGAGCTTGATCGCGCCATAGCAGAATCGCTTGGCTATCAGGTCGAGGTAATCCGCGTTCCTGATGACCATCCTATTTTCAAGCCCGGCGGCGGCCTCGAATTCATGGTGAAGGACGGTCAGCGGACAGCTATTCCGCCATGGACCGAATCCATCGACGCGGCGCTGACGCTAATGCCGGAAGGTTTCTATTGGGACGTATCGTCAAATCCTAATGGCTTCTTGGCTGAGGTATGGGCAACGACCGTATTTGATGGTCATTCCAAAGCCACTCCCGCCATCGCTCTTCTTATCGCAATCGAGCGGGCACAAGAGGACAGAAAGCTATGACCGACTCCACCGCAATGCGGAAATATACTCTGATCCAGCCCGTCGTGGATGAAGACTTTCCCGACGCGCACAACGTGTTCTTGCAAGTGACGAACCAGCGCTTTTGCGTCACGCAGCATGGCTGCGAAACCAAGGAAGAGGCCGAGTGGTGCCGTGATCAGCTCTGTATCGCGCTGGCGAAGATCGTGGGGGATAGCAAATGACGACGGCGCAGGACGTGATCGCAAGCGATGCTCTTCTTTGCGCAATCGAGGACGCAAAAGAGCAGGCAGCTTATGCATCCAGCGGCAATTTATGGGAACATGATTTTCTTTCGTTCCTTGTTTCTGCCCCCGATTCCGTCCGCCTGGAACTGGCAGCGCTGCTCAATCCGTGGCGGCCGATAGAGACAGCGCCGAAGGATGGGACTTGGATTATTGCATGCGGACCCAGCGGTATATGGGCGAAAATTTCATGGGGCAGAAATCGCCACGGCGATATGGCGTGGTGCTCTCCGACATTCTGGTGGCAAGAAGAAGAGAAAAAATTCAGTCACTGGCAGCTACTTCCCGCCCCGCCATCGGAGGACAAGACATGAGCGTAGGTATTATCTCTGAAAGAGAAAGCTTCCTTGTCCCTCGCGCCCAGTACGAAGCGCTGATGGCAGCGGCGAAGCTATTCCTGCGAGGATACCCAAGCGCGACTGAGGACAACACTGATCCTAAGTGCAACTGCTATAGCTGCAAATGCGAACGCGCTGCTGTCGCCCTTCGCGCCGCCGGCATACAGATAGAGAAGCAGCCATGATCACCGATAAAATGGTCGAACTGGCGCTTGTCGAGTGGCGCAAGATCATCCGCTTGCAGCTGGTGGCTTCGATCGAGGACCCCGACGAAATCCAGACGTGCCGTATTATACCGCGCACTGAAGCGCCAGCTATGCGCGCCGCCCTCGAAGCCGCCCTCAGCGGGAAGGAGAACAAAGACACCGTTCTGGTCGCTCCACCTGATTCCGATCCAGGATGGCATGATGTAGTTGACACGATCCGTCCCACCGGGAAGAACCACCCCAATGACTGACATCACCACTATAATTCACGGCAAGCAGCGCCAAGCTATCGAGGCTATGATCGAAATCTTTGGTGACGACACCGAAACAATACTCAATGCACTGCACGAGATGGCCGCCAGAATCGCGATTGCGTCAGAAGTGAGTCCGGAAGATTTCACTGCTAGCGTGAAGCATCATTGGGACTTCTTGGCAAATGCTATCAACAGGACTACCACACAATGACTAACATCACCGCGCTTGCGCAAGAGATTGTAAAATTTCACGAGGACATCGACTCTGGCGCAGACATTCCAGTGCATATCTACAAAATGGCGCGCGACGCCCTCTTTCGCCTCACCGCTTCATCGCTGCCGGAAGATTGCATTGCACAAGCCACAAAACTCCTTCGCGAGCGCATCCCACTTGTTCTGAAATTCGAAAGCGGAGCGGCCTATGCAATCATGGTCGGCGTTGAAGACTTGGCGCGTGATGTACTTGCGCTTGCTTCACCGGCTCCGCCGCTGCCGGAGGACATCGCGGGGCTGATCATCGGGCTTGAAGCGCGCGCGCACGAACGCGCGCGTAAAAACTCTATGGTGGCGGTTGAACAATTACTCGAATGGCAAGCCGCCGCCGCCCTCCGCACGCTGACGCAGCGTGTTCATGAATTGGAAGAAATCTTTCGCGTTCCGCTGCCCATGGAAATAAATGCTCTGGCGATGATCATCGATCGCCATCTTGGCAATGATTCGGTGATCACATTGCCACGAGCTGATGCCGGAGCATTACTCGCTGCCCTCCGCACCCTTGCGCAGAAGAACGAAAAACTCAAGGCGCTCGTCACGACATATTTTGAAGCCGACGTGATCGGCGAAATGAATTCAGAAGCCGACGCCATCGCAGCGCTAGTGCGAGATCAGCCTCCGATTACCGACAAGGCCGTCCGAACGGAGACGATCGAGGAATGTTTGGAAACATTGGTCAATCAAGGCTTCCCAGAGGAAGGCCGCGTTTGCAAATCCATCCGCGCTCTCGCTCATGCTTCGACAAGCGCTGGGCAGGATGAGCGAACAGAATCAGACCCTGATCTTCCGACCGCGGAAGACGTGCGGGGAGTCCTGAAGCCTGAGAGCAAGACTGAGTCAGAGGAATGAGCAGACTATGCATCGAATGGTTCTGGCTTAAAACCAGAATTCGAGTCTGGATTTGGAATCACATCAAACGTCATTGGTATGCTTGGCGCTATCCTGGGTCAGAGGAATGAGCGAACCCGTCGCCCGTACCGTCAAGGATTTCTGCCGCACCTATGGTGTCAGCAAGAGCAGCGTCTATCGAGAAATAGCGGCTGGGCGGCTCCAAGTTGTTAAGTACGGAGTCACGACCCTAATCCTAGAAGAAAGCGCAAAAGCTTGGTTTCTCAGCCTGGTTCTTACGTCTACGTCCGCGGGCGCGTCTACGTCTACGTCTACGCCTAATGCTGGGATTGGCAGGGATGCGCCGGGACGGCTGGGGAAAGCAAAACAGAAAATATCACATGCTTGTAAGAAGTTATGATCCCTCTGGGGTCAGCTGGGGTCCGTCGGGGAAAGCAGCTTGGCGGAAGGGGTGGCCGCCATGTTGTATTGAATTCATTTGATAATTTTCAATTTCTGAAATTCAGTCTACGTCTGTATCTACGTCACCGCGCCGTAATCAGCTCTATTCCGCCTCATCTCGCTCTTTTTGGCACCACCTGTTCGATCTTCTGTTCTTGCTGCTTGATATCGAGCCTGTTGGCGCGAACCTCGTGCTCAAGATCGGATAAGCGCATCGTCAAGGTCTCGATTCTAAGATCACGAAGTTGGAAATCACGCCGGGCGTCGTCGCCGCGGTAACGGTCGGTCATCGTGAAATTGACGGTATTAGTGAGAACTTTGACATCGGTCTGAAGCGTACCGACGGCCTGAAGGAGCCACGCCACAAGCCCCATGGTTCCGAGCATGGCGCTGCGGCCGACGATCGTGAATAGAGCGCTGGAGGCAACTTTTTCAGCGACGTCTTGGCCGGTCATTCATTGCCTCGATCGCGTTTAATTGTGGCGGACGACTGTCACATAGATGAACAATGTGAAAATCGTTGTCGTTTCGTTGCGAGTCAGAATGTCGCGGCAAATGGCTCTATTTTACTAACTGATTCGCGAGACTCATCTATTTCTGTTCTCACATTCTATTTCAAAACAGAACGAATACGGAATATATACTTCGCATCATCTTTCGCCGCCAAGTAATATGCAATATATTGGGCGCGTGTCGGAGGATGGGTTTCGGACATGCACCATCGATCGAAGCCATCCGAAACATGATGGACCGCGGTACACTCAGAGAGCTCCCCGAGTAAGCCCCGTCCTCCGACTACCCTTATGTAAGGGAATCGCAGTCGGCGGCTTGTGGAATGCACTAGAGCAATCGTATGTCGCGATGAAGCGACAGCTCGCATCCTTCCCCCATACAAACGCCGTTTGCCATGAGTCGGAATTTGGCTTTGCCACCACAGCCGCACCGACATTTGAGATAGTGGCCGCCACGGGCGTCTTGCGGCTCGACGTAGAGACGATGGCGCAAAATCGAGCCATGTTGGCCCCAGGCTTCCGTTCCGCCTTCCATGGCGGCTTTTAGGGCGGCCGGGGATAGCTCATTAAGTTTCATTGGCATCACACTGCGATAAGTCGGCGGCTCGCTGCCAAGCCTACCTCACGGAAGGCTTAAGAAGCGACCCGCAAGATGAATTGCCCTCTATGCCACCGGCCGTTTGCTGGAATTGGTAAATCCTGCCATGCGATGACGGTCGCCATTTCAGGCTCTCCGTTGTTAAGCCAACGTCGCCTCTGGTGATCGAAGGCGCGAATGCCAACCCATGTCATTCCATCTTGCAAGAGCGTGACCAGCTTTCGCGCGTCGCCTTCTGAAACATTGCTACTGTAATCCCATCCATCGGATTGCGCAGTCATTATCATCTCGCAGTCAGTCGGCGGCTCGCTGCCAAGCCTACCTCACGGTGGCCGCGACATCATGAGAGGATTCGGCTTTCTCTAGAGGGCGAAACTTGCGATGATCGAAAGACCATTCGGCTTCATCGTCGTCGTTCCAAATGATCGACGGATTTGGCAATTCCGCCAGCCTGATGCCGTAGCCCTCGATATGCGGCTCTCTGTGAATTGAGGCGACGGTATAGATTTCCCCCTTCTTAGGACGTAACGGCACATAAGGCAGGCAATCTGCTCGTATCGTCTCGTCAATACACACGACCTTCTGTCCGATGCGCACTTGTTTCTCCAGTTCTCGTTAAATGAACGAGGTCGGCGGCTCGCTGCCAAGCCTACCCCACAGGAGGCTCGCTCTCACCACGAGGATGAGAAGAGCATGGACCGGCATTCCAACGGCATTCCGCCTGTTTTTCCTTTGATGGCGGCAGACCAGAACCCGGATCACAGCCACATTGCGGAACCCGTTCGAACGGCAGATTGCATTCTCGAAGGCGCGCCTGCCTGACGGTAGGCTCATTCTTCAGAACTATTCTGACAACGCCACGGCATGGTTTGTTTTTCCGATCGGCGCGGCGAACGATGCCACAGCTCTTGCAGCATTCCCATTGCAACCAATCCAGTTTGAACCACTCGTGCGTTTCGTCGTCTGTCATGACCCCTGAGTCTCGCGTCTTGCCGCCCCGTAAAAGCCGCAAGCAGGCATGATGGATTTCTCCAACCGTCGGGGTTCCGAGTGCTTTCACACCGCGAGATTCAGTCGGCGGCTCGCTGCCAAGCCTACCTCACGGAAGGCTACCGGCTTTTCTCTAGCCCTTCGAAGCTGGCACCGTGGAAACCAAGCGCCGTTTCGTAGGTATCCTTGGTTTCACCTTGATAGCTCACGGCCGCAACGATAGATGCCCATTCGGACGGCGGAATCTCGCGCTGCCATTCGACTTCATCGGTCCTGCCATGTTTGGTCTGTGTCAGCTCGACTGTTCCATCATTAAGGCGACGAAAATATAGACCATCTGACCAGTGAAAGCCGTCTCTCATAGATCGCTCCATTTTCCTGAGTTTGTCGCATGCTCGCCATAGCTATCACCGCATTTTGGGCAGCACCAATACCTGCCGCGTAATTCAAGAAGCGGACGCGGATCATCGCCGCCCCACGACTGGCAGTTAAGCTTGACGCAGACTTCGGTAGGGCAGCAACCCTGATCTTCACAATCGTCGTCCATCCTTTGTCCTTTCACTCGGCGGCTCGCTGCCAAGCCTACCTCACGGGAGGCTTAAGGAACGTAAGGGCTGAGCCGACATGCCACCCGATTTTTGTCAATGGACCAGCATCGTGACCCCGCTCTTCAAGAATTTCCTCACAAATTTTAAGCTGCCTGACTGCCGCTTCATACTGGACGCGAGGGATAGTGACGGTGTCTGCATTCAAGCTCATGTGGTCCTCCTGTCAAAGTCGGCGGCTCGCTGCCAAGCCTACCTTACGGAAGGCTCACTCTCACCACAGCGGATGAGAGCTCACATCTAAGCGAGCCGCCTAGCTTGGCGCCCCTGCCTCATTGTGAGGCCGCCTCTGTGAGCCGCGGTGGGCACGTCCACGCTTACCCGACGGATGCAGGAAGACGTGTGTGTTCGCGGCCCGGGACACGGGGCATCAACAAAGGCCAAGGCGCCCGTATATGTGCACATAGACAAGCCTGATGACGTATATCTACTCATATACATCGCCCCGGCTTGCCGGAGGGCCATCCGATATCGGCAGGAGGTGGGAGCGCTGACGAGGCGCTCCCTACGCCGATAACGACGACCCCTACTATAGGACTCATATCCTGGACACCATTGTCAGGAACGCCTAGCTTTAGCTTCTCGCGGGCCGGGCGCTACTCCGGCTTGGCGCTCGTGTCAGAGGGCGCAACTCTGAATGCCTTCCACGCCACCGCGAGAAGAGCCCCCGGCACGCCGGAGGCTAAGATTCAGGAATCAGATGATTCCACTTCACCGTTCCAAACGTGCCGTCGTCCCATGTCATGAAGGCATCACCATCATGCATGAATTCATCGGCGACGCCGCGGCGACCATCGGTCATATAGACCACACGATCGCCGGCTTTCATACCGCAGGCGCCAGATTTATTGGGGAGCACATGGGGGTGCATTCGATCAATTCCCGATCGGTAGACTGATGCCGACCCCCGCCATCAGCCGCTGCTCGTTCTTTGCCGCCATCGTATTGGCGAACAGCGGAACCGATTGCGTCGGCGTAAACGTCTGGTTGAAGAAAATATAGTCATACTCGACGCGAACCGAAACATTCGGAGAGACAGCGAATCGAGCTTGTGCGCCGGTCAGGAGGCCGTTCTTCCATTGATTGCCGCAGAGATTTTCACCTGTGACGAGGTCCATGGCGCAAAGATCGACATTGCGCTGTGCGGCGCCGACGACGCCAAGCAGCATCATGTTCTGAGCGAAGCCAGCCGGTACCGTGATTGGGACGGGCCAATTTGCCGGCTGCGCAGCTCCCGGGACATAGCCGGTGATCTGCGAGATCGTGATACCTGCCAGCGCCTTCTCGGCGAAGAACCATGAGTTCTTGGCTTGCCCAAGACAGGGCATGATGCCGATGCAGCCGACGGAAGCCCGCGTGAAGTCATAGTTCGCCTCCGCCTCCACCCCAATCGACAGAGGGCCAATGCTACTCAGATAGCCGGCGCCACCGCCAACCATGGCTCCGGCAGGCCAAAGCTTTGGGGTGCCCGTGGCTACACCAGGCAAAGCAATATCGTTCTGTACATCGGTAATGCCCGCGCCGCCATGGATAAAGAGATAGAAAGGGCTGGGGACCGGAGCGATGGCGGATTTCAGTGGGGGCCTCGCGGGAAGATCGGCGGCGATGACCGGGATTGTCCCGGCCATTGCCGCAAGAGCGGCGAGAGAGAGGATGAGGCGATTCATTGGGTTACTCCTTTACGCGGTTGCGGCCTTGACGGCCCACATAGCGGCTTCCTCGTAGGAGGTCTGCGCCAATTTCCAGAGGCGTTCGGTCTCGCCCGTCATGGGCGGCCGATCGACCTTGTTGGGTTCGTTGCAAAGATTGATCAGCTCGGCCGATTTCTGCTTGATCTGATCGACGGGGCCATTGGCACTCGGATCGAATTTCGTTCGGACGCGATCTTCACCAATTGACATGATTTCTCCTATCCTGACTCTGATGAAATATCACTGCGGCCATGGTTCGCTTGTCTCTACCGGGACACAGTTTTGAGGCTTGCGGCCGTAAGTGAGCGGCAGCCATTTGCGGGCGTTGGCGCGCTCTCTACGTACATCGCGACGGATTAGAAATACGCATACGGGACAGCCCATCGATTTGCCGCCACCTTGGGGTTCATGGGACAAATTATGGATCAGGCAGGTAGCGGGACGCGCGGCGCGCTGGGCCGCAGTCTCAAGGACGGGCATATTGGGCCAGCAATTTCGCCAAGAACTCGATCACCTCAAGTATTTCATGATGGTATTCACGTAATTCACGCAGATGCAGCCTGCGGCGGCGAAATATGCGATCATATCCCTTCAATTCACGATTGGCAGCGCGCTCGGCGGCAAGAGGCTTCATATAAAAAGGGCCGCCCGAGAGATCGATTCCCGGACGGCCCGATAGTCAAAGGGACGGGACCGTTATGCGGATACAGAGGGCATCACCTCGCTTTCGAAGGGTTTTCCTTGTTCGCCTTAGCCTCCAAGGCGCGGAGAGCGCGAAGAACAGTAGCTCCCGGCTTTTCATCGTCTTCGCGTAGCCGCTGCAATAGCTTCACCATTTCGATGCGCTCTTCGGTATGGCTCATCGCTTCTTCCCCAACGAGTCACTTTGCCGCGGCTTTAGCGCCTGTCGTGCCTTTGCCATTGCGTCAATATAAGCGCGCCAGCCAGCCTTAAGCCCGGCCTCGTATCCCTTTTCCTTCGCTTCAAATTGTATCAAGGCGTCATAAGGATGCGGCGGTTCCATCTGCGAACCCATTCGTATTGCTTCCACGAAAGATCTTCGGCGCTTCGAAGAATGCGCGCGCACCGCGAGCAGCTATCTACTGAAATCATCCACGATCGCTTACGTGAAGTCGGGCCATTGCGCTCCCGTTGCGGAACATGCCAGCATAATTCTTCATCGAGGCCTTCGGGCGCGCAATACCATTGCGACCATGCTGCATCGGGATGGCTCATCTTTTCTTCCCCGATGAGTCACTTTGCCGCGGCTTTAGCGCCTGATCGACGAGACGGCGGATGGCTTCAGCTCTATTTGGCAAATCAGGCTGTTTGCGCCGCCATTCGTCTATGGCGTCGAGCGGTGCATCCTGCAAACGGACATAGACAGGCGTACCCGTCTGGGATGATCGAGGCTTTTTCTCTGATTTCATGATTGCGTGACTTGACGATTGCATATCGCCGTGCTATCACGTCAATCAGGATGAAGCAAGAGGAACCCAGCGAGATGACCGACACTTCACAATACATCGAATGGTCCGACCAGACCGCAGCGATCGTCCGCGCATCCGGCGCCGACACGGTCATAACCGGCGAGGAAATCCGACAAGGGCCTATCAATTACCTCGACGAACCTCGCCAGAATTTCGATGACGGTATTACGCCTATCCAGGCGGCAGATGAGATTATTCGCCGCATCGAGATGCTGAACCGCTGATTAGCAAGAGGAACCCAGCCGATGACCAAAGTCGATCGTATCTACTGGACGATCTACCTGACGTTCGCGTGGATGGTTCCGGTTTTGCTTACGGCGGCGGTTTGATCGCTCTTCCTACCGCTCACGGGCGGCAGCGACGGCGACCAGCCGAAAGCGGACCAAGGGGAACTGCCAGGTTCCCCAAGGTCCTTACTCGAACCAAAGTGGAGCACCACATGGTCCAAGCTAATAATCCCAATAACACGATTCCCTTCCCCATTTCCAGCCGCGTCCGCAGCGTTTGCATCACGCCGCCATGCCAGCAGGCCCATCGCGATTTGATGGCGTCCCTGTCGCAGCTAACGCCTCACAACATCGTTGGCCATGAGGCCGACCGCTTCGACGTTCTGGAGCGGGCGGATCACCTGAAGGCCGTCCTGGGGGTCGTTGACGCCTATGTCACGGTCATCTTCGGGGATACCAAGGATTACACCCCGGTCTTTCTTGGCGACGATACCGGCTATCTCAGAGACGCCGCTTCCGAGATCAATGGGGCCTTCATGGCCGCCTGCGACCGGATGCTTGATGCTCAGATGGAAGCGGCTGAATAGCCTTGCTCGCTCTGGCCTTACGAGCGGGGGCGGTGATCAGCGTCATCGCCCTCGGAACCGGAGTCTCGATTATGTGGCTTCTGAAGTTTTCACATTTGCCTTTCTGAGAGGAGACTAACATGGATTTCGGCAGACAGCCAAAGCCGGTAATGGTCGTGATCATGGGGGAACCAGAAGACGTGGATTACTGGAAGCGCGAACTCAGCCGTAGGGCTGAATTCAAAGGCGACATGGTGCAGAGCGGAACTACAGGCGTTTTTACCATCTACCCACGCGCCGTGAACGATTGAGGACTAACCCATGAAAATCACCATCGCCTCAATCCAGACCGGCCCCAAATTGAGCATCGTGCAAACGACCGGCGGTCAGAAGTTCGGTGTCTGGTCTGATAAGCTTGGACAGCTGGGCCTCAAGGGCGGCGGCGCCACCTTCGAGGTCGAAACACAACCCTGGAAGGACAAGACCCTTATCATCAAGGCGACGCCGGTTGCTGGCACATCCACCACTTCACTTACCCCCGCAAACGGGGGAGGGTCGAATGGGGGCAAGATCTACGCTGATCCCGAGCAGATGTGGGTCCGAGAACATTTGAGCGCCTTCATCAAAGCCGGCGAAGTCAAATATGATAAGCAACAGCTCTGGGAGGCCACCAACATGCTGCGGGCGCTGTGGCTGCATACGTTTGGGCCGTCCGGGACGCTTGATGCCAACACTGCTCTATCCCGCCCCACGGCCTCGCAGCGCGCCTTGATAGAGCGAGACGTGCGGCGGCAGACTCCAGCATCCGGTGCCTTCTTCGCATCGCAGGCCGGCGCCATCGACGAGCTGCCGGAACATTCGGCAGCTTAGCATTTGGAAACAACGGAGTAAGAGAGATGACCAAGGCATTACTCAAAAAGATCGCAGACGCCGCCCGCAGTGAGCGCTTTTACACCACTGCTGACATCGAAGGCGATATCAAAGTGTTACGGGAAAACGACCTGATCGATATTTATGACATGTACGACGATGGACGGATACGGTGGACGCTGACTGCGAAAGGCCGCGAACATTTGGAAGCAGCGGATTGATCCGGAAAGCGGGCCGCCAAGGTGGTGAAGCACTTCGGCGGCCCTAACCACCGCAACTCTAACCCGAGAGAGTCACACATGGCTGATCGTACAATGACCCTAACCGTTGCTCATCTCAATGCCTTAGCCGATCGGCTTTACAATCGCGGTAAAAGCCTGATCTATCACGCCGGCGAGAGCGGCGACTTGCTTATGGCCGCGCGCGTCATCCGCCATTATGCGGCGGAATATAGCTCGCGGGCCAGTTCGATCACGATCCCGGCAGCCGATTGAAAGGAATTACCCAAATGGGCGACATTCTTGAGCGGATGGAGCGCTGGCTATCGCTTGCTAACCCGATCCCCAATGACTTCGATGGGCGCCAGGAACTAATCCAAGACATTACGGAATCTGTTGAGGAAATCAAACGTTTGCGATCGCTGTGCAGAAAGCACGATCACGAGCCCGGCGGCTGATTGACAAGGCTACCACTTTCGCGCGATATTCCTCCGTTTCAACCGACGGGGGAACTTTCATGCGAAGCTTTTCATTCTTGGCCTCGCTCATGCTTTTGAGCGGCTGCGTTACGCAAAACGGAAATTACGTGCGCGCAGACGGCCCCTCCGATCCCGCTCGCATGCAGCTCGTCATGGCGCAATGTCGCGGGGCGGGGGCAAGGGCTGTTGTTGATTATGTAACTGGAGAAGGCCCAATTCCTTGGCTCGTTGGGACTGCAACAAGAGCTTCGAAAGAAGAAACGATCACCAACGCTTGCATGGCTCGAAGCGGTTATCTGGCGCAGTGAACACTCAAACTCCCGCGAAAATAATCTTGTTCATCATAATAGTGGGCTGAAGCCAAGCCATCGCATTGCTGCTACCGGAATTGGCGTTTGTGCCCGTCGGCGTGCCCGCGCTAGCAGCCCCTGTATTGGTTGAACCGGAATTCACGAATGGAGCAAGACTGGAGCCACCAGAATATTGAGCGCCAAAAGCGCCGGTAAAAGCATGAACATGTCCAGGCATTGCGTCGCCCGTAAATGTATGTGAATGCTGGTTCATTTCAGCATTGCTCTGCACATGCGTGGATGAACCGCCCGTTGATCCGAGCGTCGCTCCCGTAATCGTTCCATTATCCGTGACGACCGAACTTATGCGTCCGGCGGCGCTGCCGCCCATATCGTCCTTGCCGGCCGCGATTCGTCCTCGGCAATCCGGCACGTTGAAAGTCGTCGAGCCATCCCCCACTCCAAAAGCCGTGCCGAGCACCGTAAAAAGCGCCGCATAGCTAGTCCGCGATACCGCCTGGCCGAAGCAGAGGAGCCAAAGCAGCGGGGCTGATGTGCCCGCAAAATCCATCGTGGCGCCGACCGGCGTTGCTGCCGAACCGAAACCTCCAGAAATAATAAAAGCCGGAATCGCATTGTCATATGTGACATCCCAGATCGAATTGGCCTGAATGCCACCGACCGTCGCGGCAACGCCCTGAGCGACCTGGAGCGCCTTGGCGCCAAGCCCATCGACATTGAGCGTCGCAGAACCGCCGCTGCCCGTATGGAATCGCAACTTAAGTCTTTGGCCGCTCAAATGTGCCAGCGTATCAAAGATTTGATTAGTCGAAATTGTATAGGCCACTCCGCTGCCAGCTGTCAGCAGCGAACCTGACTGATCGGCGAGCGCTTCGGCTATCCTCGCCATCATGGCCCGCGTCGAATCATTCACCGATGATGGCGCTTGGCCTTCAGCCCAATTGATCGACGAATCCGCATTGGAGTTCGAAGCGGGCG